ATCCGTGTAGTAGTTCAGACGCCGCAGGATTTCAACGACAAAGTTGTCAGGCAGGTGCCCGTGTTCCAGCAAGTCAGCACAAAAGCGGATGAGTTCCTTGTTACTCAGGGTTCGAGGTTGAGTTCCTTGCATACTTTTCTCCATGCGTCATCCGCGTTGTTTGATGATTGCAAAATCTTGAGGAGCCACTCGGCGCGATCTTGATACGCCGGAAAGATGGGCTTGCCCAAGAACCAGTTGTAGACAGTCTGGCGTGTTACGCCAAGGACTTTGGAAATGCGCACGACCGAGAAGTCGTGGTAGATAGCCCAGCGGCCAAGTTGATTGCCGAGCGATTTGGGCGTGTCACCGACCTTGTTGATGATGTCTTGTGAGTAGGGCATATGTATGAGGTGGGGGGATTCACGGCGTCAAGCGGGGCTCGGTACCGAGCAGGTTTCCTTTGACCGCTGCCACTGTGGCTTACCGCTATCCCCCCCTTACTCCTTACTTTCGGTTCTGCGCCAGCAGAGCGCAGATGATTTGCTCGGCTTGGCCCAAATCGTACAGAGCGCACGAGGCGACCATCGGATCAGCCCCGTTAGCGACAGCCTTCTCCCACTTGTCGCGGCGGTCAAAGCTGCCTGCGGTGCAGGAGCCAATAAGCAACGCCGCCACGATAGTGGCTAGAGTCCATACTCGGGTGTAGAAAGTGTTGTCGTCCATGCTACACCTCACTCGTCGTCCCAGTCGCTAACGATGTCAGCGAGCTTGGATTTCTTGCTGGGCACAGCGCTGGGCTTGGCGGTTTCCTTGCGGACTTCCGGCTCGTCGTCTGCGTCAGCCACGGCCTTGGTCTTGGAACCCTTGACCACTTGCGGCTCGTCATCCTCGACAGGCTCGGCCTTGGGTGCAGCTTTGGGAGCCTTACCTGCGATGGTCATGGGCGCGGCTTTCACACCATCGGCTTGCGCCACAGTCAGGGTGACTGCACGCTTGGCATCCTCGGTGTTGCCTTGATCGACCACGGTGGGGTACTCGTCATCGGTCAGCCAGCGCACAGGTGCGAAGAACAACTTGGGGCTCTCGGCCTTGGTGTCGAACTTCATGCGAGTGACGATCTGCTCGGGGTTGACGGGTGGGTTCTGCGCCGCCAAGAAGCGGGCATAGGCTTGCAGTGGGCGCTTGTCGCCTTCTTCTTTACCGAAGACGCTCGTTGCGGGGAGTGTCAGTTGAAGCACGTCACCTTCCATGTTGTCGGCCAGCACAACAGCCAGACGCTGTTGGAAGCGGCAGGCACGGCTGTTACCGTTACCTGAGCCTGCTTCGTTCTGGGGACAGCCCATGCAGGTTTTGTTCTGTGGAGCCTCGATGCTGGCATCGGGCTTCTCGCCGTCGTTGCTCCAGCAGTCAGGGCGCACAATCTTCTCAGCGTCGTATGCGCCACCGTAGAAGATGCGGCTGACCTTGGGGGCAGCACGGACGATTACCACGTCAAGGTGGCGATCCTCGATGCTTGCCACTTCCTTGCCACCAGCGACCAGACGGAACACGCCGCCCTTGATGCTGATGCGCTTGGTCGAGGCTCCGGAGCCGCCGCCTGTGAGGGCTTTGGCGGTGTCAGACAACTCATTGTTACGAGCGAATGCGGGAACATTTGAAGACGAAAAAAGCGTGATATTGCTCATGATGATTTACTTCCTTGCTTTGGTTACACGAATGTCAAACTCAGTGACTGAGTTCAGTCCGGGCGGTACGACCCCCGGATTCTCTTCCAGAAACTGCGCCATGTTGGTTTGGGCGATGCGCTTCTCCAACAGGTCTACGGCTTGGTGTTCAAGCAAGAATGACTTGAACGAGTCCCAGTCCTGTGTGTTGTAGCGCGTCTTCTTCATCAACGAGACGGTGCCGGAAGAGGTTTGCACAGATGTGAGCCCGAGGGCACGCATCTGATCCTTGATGGCTAAACGGATTTCGGTGCGCTGCTCTTCCAACTCTGCGAGTTGTCGGTCGAGCGCTTCCATTTGCGCCTTGATCTTACTGTGGATTTTGACGAGTTTATCGAGGGGGATGTTCTCCACCACCGACTCTTGTTCGGTTTCTTCGACCATTACTTTCTCCTGTTTGCTTTGTCTAGTGTTTGACAGTTTACACGGTTTCGGCTGTGTTGCAACCCCCTTTCTCAAGAATTTATTTCGAGCGTGAACATCTCTGTGAGGAGCGTGTTGTCGTTCACCTTAGCCGCCAGCGCCTTAAACATTTTCTTTTCAACTGGCGAACTCTGAATATGGATAACGGTTACTTTGTCCGAGTTCTGCCCCTTGCGATCGGCGCGAGCAATACATTGGATGTACTGCTCAACGGACATCAACGGGCCGTAAAACACCACCGTGTCAGCCGCAGTTAGGGTAATCCCGTGGGCAGTGGCTTGCGGTTGCATCACCAGCACGCGAGGGTTCTCAGCAGTCTGGAAGCGGTGGATGATGTCGGCACGCTTGGTGGCTGTCACCCCGCCGTGGATGCACTCGTTGGTGATGCCCTTGGAGGTGAGGTGGTTCTGGATGGTGTCGATGCTGGCGCGGAACAAAGCGAAGATGATGACCTTGCGGCTCGTCTCCTCCAGTATCTCCTCCAGCACACCCAAGCGCGGAGCCGCGTCGAACTCGACCACTTCCTTCTCGTCGGTGTACGCCGCACCGCAACTGATTTGCAGGAGCTTGCTCAACCCAGTAGCGGCGTTGACCGCAGTGATGGTCTCCCCTGCCGCTTGCACCAGCATCTGTTCCTTGAGCAGGTTGTAGTACTTGCTCTGTTGGGGAGTGAGCGGCACCTCGCGCACGAGCGTCATCACTGGCGGCAAGTCAAGGCATTGGTCTTTGGAGAACCGGATGGCCGGTTGCAGTGCGTTGAAGACCTTCTCCTTGGCGTCGGCCTTGGGTGCCCACTTGTACATGGTGATCTTGTTCATCACCGAGTCACGCCAGCCAGTGAAGAACATCGGCACGCCATCGGGGTTGACCAGCTTGGCCAGCCCGTACGCATCAGCAGGGGACTGCGATGCAGGTGTGCCCGTCATCATCCAGAGGTGGGTGCTTGGCGTGAGGATGGACTTCAGAGTCTTCCAGCGCTTGGTCGTGCTGGTCTTGTACGCGTTGGCTTCATCGACGATGATGAGGTCGAACCTACCATCGGCTTTGATCTCGTCTGCGATCAGGTTGAGTCCGTCGTAGTTGCAGATGACAAACTCGTAGTCCTGCTGAATCATCTCGATGCGCCGCGCTGCCTTGGGGTGGTGGGCTACGATGCCAGAGCGATGGATGATGCTGTTGTTCAAGTCGCTCATCCATGCAGAGTGCATGATCGAGAGAGGGCAGAGGATAAGCACACGGCGCACAAAGCCAAGCGACATCAGGTAGTCTGCCGCCCAGAGTGCAGCCAGCGTCTTGCCAGTGCCGGGGTCGTTGAAGCAGAAGGCTCTGCGGTGCAGGGTCAAGAACGAGGCAGTATCGACTTGGTGAGCCATTGGCTTATACCTACCGGGCCACTTGTAGCGGCGTGTGATAGGTGAGGGCACATCTTTTAAGCCTAGATTCTTTAGGACTCGCGCCTCGTCTAACCCGAAGTAAACCGCCAACTCGTACGTGTCGCCGTCCTTGGACAGGACTTTGTGCTTGGGGATGATCTTGTACTTGTCTGGGTTGCGTGTCTTAAAGACGACGGCTTTGTCGTCGATGATCTCCATTGCCTTCTCCTTTTATTTATCGCTCATGTTTGCTTTGGGGCTGCGCAGTCGGGTGTTGCCCTTCGTTGACTTGCCTCCCTCACGCAGGGGCTTGATGTGGTCGATGTGCTTGCCGCTCCGATCCACGCCAGCCTTGTCGTATGCACGACGCGCTCGCTGGCGCTCGATCTGGTCTTTAGTTTCTCCACTTGCTTTTTGCAATTTGTATGCATGTTTATAGTCTCTCTTGCCGTTGGTTTGTGTCATATCAATCTCGCTTTCGGTTGTACTCACAGGTCTTGACCACACACCAGCCGCACAGCGGTGTTGGTTTGGGGTTCCACACCCCAGTCTCATGCGCCTGTTCAATGCGGGCGACGCGCTCCCGATAATCCCACCAGTAATCCTCAGCCTCGCCTCGCATGAAGCTGGCCTTGGCAATGTCGTTCTTGAGGACGAACAGCAAAGCGCCTGACACCCGCCGGATGTGCGGGAAGTGTGCGAACACCATGAGCGCCATGAGCTTTAGCTGCTCCCGATCAGGGTACTTGTTGTTGCCCGTCTTGTAGTCCACGACTCTGGCCGTGAGGTTGTCGTCGTCAATGATGAGCAGGTCGGCAATACCGCGCACCCACACACCCTTGTCGTTGAAACCGCAGGGCTTCAAGTCTTGGGTCAACCCCATCTCGTACTCGCACAGCTTCCTTCCGGGCTTGGCCTTGAGCGCTTCGAGCACATCGGCGGCGAACTCAAACTGGGGAGGCAGCGGGGTGCCGTCCTTGATGTAAAGCTCGGCTGCCGTGTGAAACTCCTTGCCGTAGAGGGTTGCTTGCGTGTCCGTGAACGGGTAGTTCTTGAGCACCTTCACCTCGTAGTAGCGGCGAGCACATCCCTCGTAGTCCTTGAGCGCACTGTGGCTCCACTTGATGGTCATTCGTATTCTCCACATTCACAGATCATGCAGCCGCACTGGCTGCACTTAGTTTCTGCTTCAAGCAAAAGCTCAGCAATGTGCACAGCATGGACAACAAACCCTTCCCCATACAACAGCGATAGCTCCACAAAGTTGGTCTTTGCGTAGTCGATGAAGTCCTCGATGTTGGGTGTAGGCAGATGTGCTATCGCGGCTTCTGCTTTTTTAAACGCTTCGCTCATCCGAACCTCGCAGATGCAATAGCCTTAGCCAACCGGGCGCTGAACTCTTCGACAAAGGTCTCGTCGTTGTTCAGGTCTGTGCGATCCATGCTGTCCAAGATGGCGTGAACCAACTCGTGCCAGAACGTCTCGTGCAGGGCTGAGAGTTTGAGGGGGATGCCGTGGTATGACCGACGCGCCAGCGTGATGGTGCGCTTGCCATAGTGCACCTCGCCCGCCATCATGCGATCGCGCAGTGTCTCAGCGATGTCAACGCTGTACCAGTTGTCACCGACTTTTAGTTTCTTTGGTAGTGTTAGTTGCTTCATTTGCTTTCTCCTGTGTAAATGCTTGACTCCCACATGGTCACGACCATGCCGTGTACTGTGCGGCTGTCAGCGCGGGTCCACCCGTGAGCGCGGACGATGCCTTCCTTCTTGGCGATGCGCGGCACTGCACCCCAAGCACGACGGTCAGGCGGTTCCGCCAGATGCGGATTTGCCAGTCTTACCTGCTCCGTGGTGAAGTACTTGTGGAGCATGGCGTGGGATTTGAACGCATGTAAAGCGTCGGCCATCCACGCAGCACCGGCCCGCGCTGCTGCACTGTCTGCTCTTGCGTGGCCTAGTTCTAGTCCTTCGTGCTTCATACATTATCCTTTCGCCAAACCGTACCGACGATGCACACCGACTTCCGCGTTGAGCGGTATACCCGGCATGTAGCTCGGCTCCATAATCATCTGCTCCAGAACCCAGTCCTTGGCTTCTTCCGCCTCGGCATCTGGCACGCAGACAATCTGCTCGTCATGGACTGTGCCTACCACGGGGTACCTTTTGCTCACCCGTAGCATTCCATCAGTCATAACGACTCGCGCAGAACCCTGCACGATGTTGTTCACTATCTTCCCTGCATACAGCTTCGTTGGCTTCTCACCCTCGTTGCCGTAGACCCAATTCTTCTCGTCGTCTTTGCGTAAATTCGGATATTTGACTGACATCCCGGAGGGCAAAACGATCTCGCCTTTCCGAAACGTAACGCATTTATACCTGACTTCTTCGCCGCCGACAAGTGACCGCTCCAACAAAGCGCCGCAAAAGTCCCAGAACGCCACCACGGGGTGCGATGTCTCCCGATAGATGTCGATGATCTTCTTGGCGGCGACGCAGTGGATGAGTAACTCTTTCTGCGTACATGTGTGCGGGATGTCTTCGAGCTTCTTGATGTTCTCCTCCCAACTCAGGAAGCGCTCAATATAGGCCGAGTCCACACCGAGCTTCTTTGCAAACTCCTTGTCGTAGCGTACGGGAGGTGCGCCAAGGAATCCAACAAGAAGCTGGGCAGCGAAAGACGCCCAGCCAAGCCCGTACCCGCACCCGAGGAGCGCCGACTTTGCAGACTGTCTAAGGTCTGGATGGCTC